TCATTAGGCCTAAAGCCTTGTTTCCACATGGCAGGATAAGTGAGCAGATTTCCTCGCTGAACGGACGTTACTATTCAGCGTGTTCGGGTTATGGGAGTAGGAGAGCACGTATTGTTCGTACTTACTTTCTCTACCATAATCAGAAGCCGATACATACCAGTCGGAGGTCTGTTACGAGGGGTTTGGGGTTGGCTGCGGATAGGGAGATGCTGCGAGCTGTAGGGCTCTGGCATAGGGAACTCTTTTACTGTGAACAGGTAACAGAGCGTCCTTTACCGTTTGTGTCTAGCACGACGGTTATCCCTAAGGGTTGGGTCCAAGTTTCCAAGAATTGGTTGTCTTCTGAGGCGATCGAGGATTGGCAGCGTAGGTGGGCAGATGCCTGCGTTGAACACGCTTGGAACGGCTCGATGAAACCTTGCGAGGTGTCAGAGGACACTTTCGTTAGTCTCATCCGTGAGGGTTGCTCACCTTACGGCATTGGTTCTCTTATGAGCGCCAAGGTGCGTGGTATGCTTCGGCTGTCACGCAATGCGGCTTGGAAGTGGGTGAATCTGAGACGCAACGAGTCCGTCTTCGGAAGGACTCGTTGGAAGAAAGGTGATAGGGTGTGGGTTGAGGCGGACCTGCTCGAATCTCGATCGCAGGTTGAGTTTATGACTCAGGCGTGTGATGTCGTGTCGACTGGTAAGGAAGAAGATCTTTTTGATCTTCTTCCCGGTGGGATAGGATTCGTCCTCGAGCACGGCAAGCCGATCCGATATCTCACGTCGGTCAATCACGTGGAACCCGTGGGGCGTGTGGTTGAGGCACTCACAGTAAATGAAGGCGAGTCTTTGGATATATAGGTTCGACCTACGTATAGTCCGAGACTTGGTGATGTATTTGCAAGGCGGAAGTAAAAAGACCGTCGAGGGAAGTCCGATCCCGGATCATCCTTTACGTTAAATGGACGAATAGACTGGTAGTGGTGGCGTCTGAATGTCAGGCAGCAATGGCGCTGTAAGTTGTCTCGCGGAAGCGATTCAGCGGTCTTGCAGACATGCGTTTTTCTTGCCGTAGGACTGCGTAGGAGTCAAGCTATCGGTGGATGCGTCGGATGATTGAAAATTAGGAGCAACTATGGTGTTTATCATCACAGGGTGTTTTGATTAGTTCTCGATGTTCGCATTGTACATGCGTCACGGGCCCTATCCACGGCGTGCAGGTGGTCCTGTGCATGAGGGTTTTCTTGCCTAGGTTCGATTCCTA